AGGCTGGATTAGCCATTGCAGACTTAGCCATCCCTTTGACCATGTACCACTCGCCTTCGGTCAGCAGCACCTGATCCGGACCTAAGTCTTGCTCCATCTCAGTGTAGGCCTTGGACCGTCTGGTCTTCGGGCCTTTAATGGCTATCTCCCTGTGTGGCTCTAAGAGGATACCATGCAAGGCAGAGCCAATGAGCAGAGCAGGGCTAGAGGTGAATTTCTGACCCTTCCAGTGCGCTAGAGATTTCTTCCAGACAGTCTTAACTACAGTAGAGGATATATCAGCAGTCGCGTGATAATCCTCATTGGTCATACCAACTATTACACCCACTTTTTAAAAGTCGTGTTCTAGAGTGTTAACCTCTTCCATAATTCGGTCTTGTTCGACCTCGTCTGCCTTCCTTGCAATCGCATCGAAGTAAGATTTATCAATACGCTCATTCTCAGCCTTCACCATACCTGCAACTGCAGTCATACTGTCATACAGTTTCTGATCTAAAGTGACCTTACTCTTGAGATCAGGATTAAACCTCATCACATAATATGTTGCACCCTTGTCAGTCTTAAATTTATCAGCAGACATCGTCAGTCGATAATTGAAGAATTTACCATCAGGCGGGATGCGCTTGATAACATCATGGTAAAACGGCCCATAGTTCTTGCGCTTGAGAGACAAGATTACCGGCTCATTTTCAATGGTACGTTCTTCTCCGGAAGCAGTCTTTCCGGTGTATGATACTAGACCACGTATTACACGATATCGATCACGGCCTTCATACTCTTTCCGCTTCTCTGGCGTCATCTGAACCGACTGCTCGTATGTAGGCATACCACACATTGTGCCACCTAACTGATCACGGGCTTCATCTCGTTTATTGATAATAAGTCTGGACTTGTTGACTAGCCTGCCATCGTCCCAGTGCATATACTGTACGTGATTTGATAGAGCATGAAGAACCACGCCGTCCTTTGCGTAGACACGTTCTTCATCAGTATTTAAAAAGAATGCACCCAGTGGAATTTGGTTGCCGCCTTTATCTTCACCCTGAGAATTGATCTTTAAGGCCGGTATTCTAACCGATTTAGGCGCATCTGAAGCACCGAGCATAGCTGCCAATTCATCCGGCGTCATGCCACCTTCTACGGGAATTATATCAGACATTTTGTCTCCTTGATTTGAACATTCATTTTACCATAACTAAGTGGCGTTTGTCAATGATAGTTCTTCCTGATCAAGCCAGTTTTTGCCTGCGCTAATTTCTATATCAAAGGGTACTACGCACTTGTAACCAAAACGTGTGACCATCTCTTCATCAATACGGGTCATTGCTTCAACCAGTATGGATTTGACCTGTTCAACCTCATCCGGATGAGTGTCTACGACTATACTATCATGCACAGTGAGGATGAGTTTGCTTGTCAGATTAGCCTGTCGGAAGAAGCGTAAGGCGCGGATACACGCCAGTTGAACCATGTCAGCGGAGAACCCTTGGACGGGGTAGTTTAGTATCTGTGTACTATGACTAACTCTATTTCCTCTGGTCCGAACTACATTAGGCCAGAAGTACTGCCGACCAGACGGCGTCTGTACTATCCCGTTCTTTAAAGTGCCGGTCATCAGAGAATTATGCCAAGCCTCTATGCCACGGTAAATCTCATAGAATTTGCCGAAATACGCTTTGATATGTGGCTCCATTCCTGCCCCTGTCCCGCCGAAAAGGGGTTGGAATGAGGCCCACTTATGGCCCTGACGCTCATCCTTGGTCACATCCTTTGGGTCTTTCTGAAGGCAGATAGATGCAGTCTGACGATGAATATCCTTACCTTCTAAGATGTCGGATAGTCCTTGCGCGTCACGACTTAGTTCAACACACGTTCTAAATTCCAACCCACTGTAGTCTGCCTCTAGTAGCAAGCCATCATCAAACCTGCTGACAATAGCACGGCGTACAGGGAACCCTCTTTTAGGCCAGTTCTGAGCGTTAGGGTTGCTAGAAGAAAGCCTACCAGTACTAGCAATACACTGATTAAAATTTGCATGTAGTATTCCATTTTTACGAGTGCCACGTTTCAGACCAGCTACAAAACTGTCTAGATAAACTGAGACAGCCGATAAGCGGGATAATTTGGTTAGAAATTCAACTGCCACCGGCTTTCTCTTGCGTGTGGCTACTTCGATCAAAGTCTGGATGGTTTCCTTGTCCGTTTTAAATCCACCGGACGCGGCGTAGGATGGTCCGGTAGGGATCATCCTCAGACCGGCTGTTTCACCGGTTGGCTGGTAGATAGCACCAAGACCGCCGCAATTTTTGCATTTAGTCCTATTCTTGTATGGCTCTTCCGTCTGGACGAGGTACTTCTTACCCCGCTTAATTTTAGTCTTAACCTTAAACTTCTGTGTTGAGCCAAAACCATTGCAGTGACTGCAACACACCGCATGTGTTTTCTCGACCACCCGTGTGGTGGCTCTAACGGCATCAGAAAACTGATTTGAACTCATGCGAGGTGGCATAAGCGATTTACCCGCATCATTCGTGCCTATGTTCCACGTCTGCTTGTGTACGGACTTGTCGATCACCTCTCTGGAGTAAACGACCTTAGTCATGTCATCTCCGGAGTTAAGATTAATTGGAGTATCGCCCATAACCTGTTCGACTATCTCAGTAAGTCGGGTAGTCAGTTCTACCTTCTCCGCTCTGAACTCCTTCTCGACAGTGTCCAAAGCAGATAAGTCGATAGAACAGCCATTCCGCTCTAACTCGACCAAAAAAACCAGCATCTCATTCATTTGATCTCTGGCAGTAATAAGAGATTTATTTTCTTGCGCGTCAAAATCATCCATTTGCGCTAGATATAATTCAGCGGTGGTTCTGACATCTGCTTCTGCGTATTCCAGCATAGTAGCCAGTGGCATCTCAGAGAAATCCACCCCGTCCCGAAACCAATGATCGATCAAGTCTGATTTCTTCTGATTGCGTAGGGAACGGCGTTCAGCGCAAGCCTTCAACGACAGAGGTTTGCGCTGGGCTTTAGCCAGCAAGTACTCCCCAATCATAGTACAGTATACTATTTCTGGCACGTCAAAGCCTGCTTCTAACAACCAAGACACGTCAAATTTGGCGTTATGGCAGACTAGAACTTTTGCCTTCTGTAGAGCCTCGCGGAGAGACTCTGTACTGTCCGATTGTGGCTGCTCTACATGATGGTAAACTGGACATTGGTAGTCATCCACATCATCCCAACCCAGCCAGCCGAAGTGTGCTGATACGATCCGGTTACTTGGATTATACGGACTATTATCTATACGGCCTTCTATTCGCTCAACAGTAGTTTCTAAGTCTAGAACTAGGATGTCATTCATTCGCAAAAGCCCTGAGAATTTGCTTTTTCAGTGTATCGGCAGGTACGCCATCCTCTAGTTTTTCAGAGATAAAATCTATGAACTCCTCAAGACTGCACTTGGAATGTTCTGGGCAGACATCGTCTATGTTTTTTACCGCTTGAGCAGATTTCCTAGCGGTAATTATTTCTGGCATCACAAACCGGTTAATAAAATCTTGCGGTGATTTACAGGAGTAGTGTTTTCTAGGACCACCATAAACGCCCCAGCGTCCGGTTGTGGGATAGAATGAATATCTATGTCTACCTTCTGGGTGGTTTACCCAGATCATGGAAGCACCCAGTTTAGGTAGAATTTTAAAACCGGCTTCAGTAAAGACATCAATTGCTTCTACTAGTAGGGGGTCATTCTCACACAACATAGCGGTTAACCTCTCCTTCAAGATTGCAGACAATAGTGCCGTGCCATCCGGATATTTTATTCTTCATAACGGTGATGTAACGGGTGGGATCATTGTCATCCTCGCCGTTTATAATTTTACCGATGCCAAGCATGATGTCGCTCTCACTAGCCTTGCCAACTTTGGAGCCTTCCAGCATCGACATGGTCAGTCTGGTCTTACCTTCGGCATCCGCACTAGCTTGGCTATTACCGATGACTGCACAATTATGTGTCTTGGCTAATTCGCGCAGCCGGTAGTACAACTCGCGAAGACGCTCATGTCCAGAATTAAACTTGCCTGAGACTTCGACTTTGTCAGCCATGTCTATCATCACAATGTCGGGCTTCTCTTTATTTAAGTAGCCATCCAGCGTCTGGATATCCCAGCCTTGTGCATCCACTAAAATAAGTCTGTCTCTAATACCTGCATATCTCGCGGCAGCGGCGGCAGGGTCTAAGGAAATCTCATCTCTGCTCATGCCAGTATAGGAACCGATTGCACGTAGTTTTGTGCGCTTGGAGACTTCCTCGTTGCAAACGTATACTACCTTGGCACCTTGCTGGCAGAAGCCTGCAGGAGCGGCACACAGACTAACCGCCAATGCCGTTTTGCCTACGTTTGAGTACGCCGCAATGACGCCAAACTCGCCTCTCCCGATGCCATAGACCTGACGGCTTAACGTCTCTATGTTAAATTGGAAGCGGTTGTCGTTACTGGTCACAGCCAGCAATTCATAGATGTCATCCGTGCAGGCATCCGGAAAATCATCAGGCAGATATCCATCAGACACCTTATCAAGGAGTGCCTTTAGCCTGTCCATTGCAGAGGCATCTCCTTCGGACATAAGTATTCCGTAGTTGGCTATGTCTAGCCCGACACTTTGACGCCAAAGGTTGGCGATGACATCTGATGCAACCTCCTGATCAATGTCGGGAGCGTTGGTGATTGAATTTACTGTGTCTTCTACTTCTGCAGTCCAAGCAGCGGTAGACGAGGGATTTGCCGCCTTCCACTGGGCCATCAGATCAAGGGTGGTAATGTCCTTCGCAAATTTACTGTGGCTGGCGGCTATTGCTTTATAGACTTCTCTGGCAGTGTCATCGAACAGGCT